TCAGCCCTCCAGGCTGGAGAAATCGGGCTCGACCAATGATACGGCTGGCCGCCCTTCGATCCACGCCTGCACGTGGGTCCAGAGCACGAGCACGTCGCGCCCAGGGCGCTTGTAGGGGATGCCCTCGGCCTTCAGCCACGCTTCCTGGGCGTTCGCCCGCGCCGCGTGCGTGAGGCGCCGCAGGTCGTCGGGGTCGAGGAAGCCGGCGGTCGTCATGGCTGCTTTTGGGGGACGGGCAGCGCGAGCAGGTACACCGCTGCGAAATGCCGCCCGGCGTCGCTGTCGAAGGGGTACGGGCACGCCTCGTTGAGCGTCAGGCCGGCGGCTGCTGCCGCATGCGCCTGCTGCTCGATTTCAGCCCGTGGCGGCACCGGGAGCATCACGCGTCTCCCCTCGGCGCCGTGCGCGCGTCGTGGCTGAGCAGCACCGTGGCGCGGCGGACGGCCTCGATCAGCCGGTCGTCGCCCTTGCTCGGGTACATGAGGAAGTGGTTCGCCTCGTTCACCACGGCCAGCAGCGCGTTGCGCCACTGCGCGGTGGAGATGTTCGGGTTCTCGGCCAGAAGCCGGGCCTTGGTGACGGCGTCCGAGAGGTAGAAGTCGGCGCCGTGCAGGTAGAGGTCCGGGCGCGCACGGCGTCGCTTGCCGGTGATCACGGCCAGGTGCAGGCGCTCAGCCATCACTCACCTCCCTCACTGGAGCGGGCGGCGCAGATAGCGGCGCGAGCGACCGCACGGTCGTATTCGAGCTGGCTGTCGAAGTCGTGAAGCCAAACATCGGAGCACGCGGCATCGATCTGCTCGTCGGTTAACTCCCGCTCCTGCTGCGCCAGCGCCTCGGGCTGCTGCCCCAACTTGAAGAAGTGCACGACACGACCCGTCGCCAGTTCAGCCACCGCGTGAAAACCGGCGTGTGTGCCGGTGACATATGGGCCGGTGACGTAGTAGTCCTGCGCCTCGGGCTGCTGGGGTGCTGGTGGGGTGGCGAGCAAATCCGAGAGTTCGCGGCGTGTGCGCAGCGCAGCGTTGGTGTCGTGCAGGCCGAGCAACGTATTCACGGTGTCTTTCTCGGACGGATTGCGGTGGTTCTCCAAGAACCGACCCAGGGTGATCTGCGTGTCGTTCAGCAGGTGGAGCGCGGCGCGCACGGTTTCACGCCAGCCATTCGGCGCCTCCCCCTGCCCGGCCTGCTGGGTGGCGAGGGCGGCGACACGCTGCTGCAAGACCTCTGCGCCGCTCAGTGGAGGCGCTGCAATGAAGTCGCGGAGCGCAGACCACGCGGGTGTGCGAGGCAACTCATCAGCGGCCATCCGAAGCCAACCCAGTGCCTGCATGCGGTGGTTGTCAAACTGGAGTGCGAGGTCACGCCACACATTCTTGTCGCTCGGCGCTTCTGCTTGCGTGGGCTGGGTGGCCTCTGGAGTAGGTGCGGCTGGCCGGACGTGCTTCTGCACCAGCGCGATCAGCCGCTTGGCCTCGTCCTCGTACTTCAGCCAACGCTCGCCCCAAGGCTCAGGAACCGGCCCACCTTCCCAGATCAGTTCGTTGCAAGACTCTTCGCCGTTCTCGTCAGCGCACAGCTCCCAGGCCAGCGATTCCCAGCCCTCGCTGTTCTTCCATGCGGCGGAGCCCGGCCCCTCCCGCCCAAGGGCAGCAGCGATGGCGGTGCGGGCGTAGGCGCGCATGTCATCCTTGTGGTAGGCCCATCCGGTTGCCTTCTCGCCCCAAGTTGGCGCAGGTAGTGATGGCAACTCCACCCCCTCCACCTTCTTCTGAAGAGAGCGGAGGGAGGTGAGGACTTCGCGCGCGTAACGCTCGGCCTGTGCGAAATCTTCGCTGGTCAGCAGGTCTTCCAATGCGCTGATCGCCTGTTGAATGGGATTCATTGAGTCCTCCGTTTCATAGCTTCGAGCAGCAGGTCTTGGACCGACCGCTTCGTGTTGTGGCGCGCGAGCACCAGCTCGTCGACCGTGTCCTCGGCGACGATGTCGTAGATGAAAACGGGGCGGTTGTGGCCGCTCTGCATCTGGCGCACTGGGCCGATGCGGCCGATGATCTGGTCGCGCAGCTCCAGGTCCCACCAGTGGCCGAAGAACACCAGGATGTTGGTCACGTCCTGGAAGCCGTCGATGCCGTGGCCCGCGCTCATGGGGTGGGCGAACAGCACCGGTATGCGGCCCGCCTTGAAGTCGTCCTCGTCCTGCTCGCTCTGCAGCACGCGGCCCTGCGGGAAGGCCTTGAGCAGCCGCGTCAGATCGCTCTTGAACTGGTAGGCCACGATCACCGGCATGCCGCCCGCGTCGCCGACGATGTCGGCCAGAGCCTCCAGCTTCCTGTCGTGCACCTCGACGAACTCGCGCGCGCGTCGGTCGCTGTCACCCGTGGCGTCCGGGTCCAGGTACACCGCGCCGTTAGCGAGCTGCAGGCACTTGATCGTCTTGCTGGCCGCGTTGACGGCCTCGACCTCGTGGCCACCGGCCAGCGCGATGAACATCTCGCGCTCCATGTCGTTGTACAGGGCGCGCGCCTTCGCAGGCAGCTCCACCTTGACCTGCACGTAGATCGGCTCCTGCAGGTCGACGTAGTCGGCCAGGTCCACCGAAAGGCACAGGTCGCGGATGCGCGCGTGGATCTCGCGGTCGGCCGTGGGCATGATCACCGGCACGATCTCGACCTTCTTCGTGATCGCATCCTGGCGGCGCTTGTAGGCGAACCAGCGCTCCTCGAACCCGCTGAAGGTGCGCCCCAGCCGCTGGCCCTCGTCGAGGAACCAGGTCTGGCCCCACAGGTCGCGCAGCCCGTTGGGGCTGGGCGTGCCGGTGAGGTTGATCCAGCGGCGCACGCGCGAGTGGGCGATCTTGCCCAGGGCCTGGGCTCGCTTGCCGCCTTGTTTCAGGCGGAAGTTCTTCAGTCGGGTGGACTCGTCCGCGATCACGGTCTTGAATGGCCAGGCGTCGCCGAGGCGCTCGACCAGCCAGGGCAGGTTCTCGTAGTTGAGCGTGAACAGGTCGCCCGGGCGCTGCAGCGCGCTGGCGCGCTCGTTGGAGCTGCCGATCACCTTCTGCACGCGCAGGTGCTTGAGGTGCCCCCACTTCGCTGCCTCGGTGCTCCAGACCTTGCGCGCCACGCGCAGCGTACCCAGCACCAGCGCGGGGTAGACGTCGTCCACCAGGGACACGGCGTCCAGCGCGGTGAGCGCGGACACGCCCTTGCCGACACCCATGCCGGCGAAAAGCGCGCAGCGCGGGTGGTCGATCGCGTGGTCGATCATGGCCGGCTGCCAGGGGCGGGGGTCGAAGTCACGCATGGTCAGAACGGCAGCTCGCCCCGGAAACAGCGCCAAATGGCGCGACGGATCACGGGCGGTCGGTTGGCCAACTTGCGCAGCCGGATGCGGTGCTGACCGGGAATGCGGAACTGTGCACGCTTGCCACCTACGCGAACCCAAGGGGCGCGCCGACGTCGTCCGAAGCGGGCGATCATGATCGCGATTCGCGCGCCGATGGCCTTGGGTAGGACGCGCCTCACGCCAGAAGCCTTTCCACAGCCTCGATGCTGTCGATTACCTCGACGCGCTGGCCCATGGCGCGCATGCGCGCGTGCTCGCGCATCTGGTGCCGTTCGGGCTTGACGCTGGGGGCCTTGAGCTCGACCCACACCGATGAGGGCGGCTTGGTCTTGTTGCGCGGATGACCAAACACCATGTCGACCCAAGGGCGGGCCGGCAGCATGACCAGCCGGTCAGGCGCGCCGCGGCGGCCGATCCACTGCACCTTCCTCACCTCGCCACCCAGCGCCTTGACGCGGCGCACGAGGTGGGCCTCGATTTGGGATTCCTTCACGGGAACATCTCCTCTTGCTCGCCCGGCATGTCGGGCCACCAGTTGTTCGATTTGCGCTGGTTGTCGCGCAGCGCCACCACGCGCAGGTTCGCGGGGCAGTGCAGCCCGCAGACCAGTAGGTGCACCAGGGGCACGATGTGGTCGACGCTGTGCTGCACGCCTGTTATCTCGGTCATCTGCCGCGACAACGCCCAATATGTGCGGCACTCGCGGTGGGTCGTCCATGGCGGCGTCGCGCGGCGGTACTTGGCCCACACCTCGGCGCCGCCCGACTTGCGCACCTTCGCGGGTCGGCGCTTTGCGATCGGCCCGAACAGCGGGCCCGGGCACCGGCCGTCGATTTGCAGATCGATCTGGGTCATACGGCCATGCCCTCATCGGCTTGCCCGGAATGCTGAAAGCCACGTCGGCCGCCACGTCCAGCGGGTCGTCCTCCGGCAGCCTGAGCTGCAGCGCGCGCCGCATCTCGGCTTCGGGGTTGTGGTGGCACTCCCCGCCGCCCGGTCGGTGCGGCCAGGGGTAGCCGCCGCAGTGGCACAGCGGCCGTTCGCAGCCCAGCACGTGCAGCAGCAGGGAATGCGGGTCCGTGCGCCGCGTGCGGCACTGCGGGCAGCGGTAGCGATCGGGGTTCGGCATTCATCCCCCGGCCCTGATCTGGCGCACCCGCGCCTCGCTGATGCCCAGCCGGCGCGCCAGCGCCGTGGCCGAGTCCTTCGAGCGCAGCACGACCTGGCGCCGCGCCCAGGCGGCTGCGCGCTGCAGAAAGCCGCGCTTCGTGCGCGCCATCTGGCGCTGGTCGATCACCGTGGGCACGACCTCGAAGGTCGTGAACCGGTGCTGGTTGAAGCACTCGCGCCGGCGCGCGACGCTGGCGGTGTGCACGCGGGTGTGGAGGACGGACGACGGGGCGCCGCAGCGGGGGCAGTTCACGGCTTCCCCTGCTCAAGCGCCGGCAGCATCTGCGCTTGCTGCACCGCTTCAAGGATCGTTTTGCCGGTGGCGGGCAGCAGAATTTGGCCGAGGAACGCGCCTTCAAAGGTCAGGATGCCCGTCTCGATGGCCATCACCTGGCCCTTGATCCAGTCGCGCAGGATGGAACACACGCTGATCTCGGCTTGCCTCAGGGCCTTGCGCTCGTGGTCTGCGCGACTGCCGCGCGTGCGGGGACCGTAGGGGTGCTCTTTCAGCCACGCAGCTGCGTAACCCCGATAGCTAGCCGTCGCCGTGACATCGCGCCCGCGGTGGCTAAATTGCACGATCAGCGCACCGTTCTCCGCGTCGGTCATGGTCCCGAAGCGCGCGCAGCCGAACTTGGTCAGCAGCTTGCGGATTTCCTCCAGCGCGGCCCCGCCACTGGTCGCGTTTTCGTAGGGCAGCGCCATGGTCACTCCTTGCGATACCTGGTGGCCTCGAACCCGCCCGCGGCCAGGGGCATGCCCCGGGCCCATGGCGGCGTCGCGGCGAGGAGCCGGCCGAGGTGGTCGGCGTTGAATTCGGGGGAGTCGGGAGCCTCGGTCACCACCTCGTCGTGCACGGTGAGCACGATCTGGTAGCCAGCCGCCTCGATGGCGGGCATGTTGTGAGCCATCACGTCGCGCGCGACGGCCTGGCACACGTTCTCGAACAGCTTGCCGCCGTAGGTCTTCAACCGTTGCCACTTACGGCTGTACTGGTTGACACCCATGTAGCTGATCGTCCCGTCGAGGGCGACCTCGGGCGCGGGGTAGCACAGCGCGCGGCCGCTGGGCAGGCCGATGCGCAACCACGCGCCGTCGCGGCGCACCTTGAGCTTGCGCGCGGTGAGAGTCACGCCCGGGTGGCCGATCGCCTCGCGCACCGTGTCGGCCAGCTCTTTCCAGTAGCCGGCAATGGCGGGGTGGCCGTTGCGCCAGCCGCGCTTGAACGCATCGCAGACGATGAACGCCCGGTCGGACAGGCCGAAGGTGTTGCGCTTCTGGTCGCGCGTCCACTGCAGGAAGCCTTCCGCCTCGGTGCGCAGATCGACGGGCAGCAGCCCGTACGCACGTTCGGCCATCTCCTCCAGGTCGATGCCGTAGGTGAGCGCCCCCGTCAGGTAGGCCCCCACCCCGCCTTCGTACTGCAGCATCAGCTCCATCACCTTGCCGATCTGCCGCATGAACTTGTCGACGTCCTCGGGCTTGATGCCGAAGGCCTTGGCATAGGCGACCTTGTAGAGGTCCGGCCCGGTGCCCGCGTCGTAGGCTTCGAACGCGCGCAGCTTCCACGCCTCGCCCGCCAACCACGCAGCGTCGCGGCCCTCGATGTTGGCAAGGTCGGACACCACCAGCTTGCGGCCCTCGGGCGCAACGAGCGCACCGCGCACAACACCTACCGCTCGCTGCACTCGTGCTACGAGGAACTGGGCCTGTTCGGCACCTGGGCCGACTTCGTGATGGACGACTTCGAGTACGTCATCCACCACTACCCGATGACCATCGGCGAGTACGCCATCGCGACCGACGAGCGCGGTAACGTCGACACGCTGTGCCGCTCGTTCCAGATGACCGTCGGCCAGCTGGTGAAGAAGTTCGGCAAGGAGAACTGCAGCAACGCGGTGCGCAACCTTTGGGATCGCCACAACGTGGATTCCTGGGTGGACGTGATCCACATGGTCGAGCCGCGCACCGAGCGCGACACGCGCAAGCGCGACAACCTGAACATGCTGTTTTCGTCGTGCTACTTCGAGCCCGGCAGCGACGCGTGGGACAAGTTCCTGCGCGAGTCCGGTTTCGAGCGCTTCCCCGCGCTGTGCCCGCGCTGGGTGATCACCGGCAACGACATCTACGGCCACAGCCCGGGCATGGACGTTCTGGGTGACGTGAAGCAGCTCCAGCAGGAGCAGCTGCGCAAGGGCCAGGCCATCGACTACAAGGTCAACCCACCGCTGCAGGTGCCCACCGCCTACAAGGGTCAGGCCGTCGACCGGCTGCCCGGCGGCGTGTCCTACGTGGACAGCCTGGGCCCCAGCGCCGGCATTCGCTCGGCCTTCGAGGTGAATCTCGACCTGTCCCACCTGCTGGAGGACATCAACGACGTGCGCGGCCGCATCCGCGAGGGCTACTACGCGGACCTGTTCCTGATGCTGGCCAACGACACGCGTTCGGGCACCACGGCCACCGAGATCGCGGAGCGGCACGAGGAAAAGCTGCTCATGCTTGGGCCCGTGCTGGAGCGGCTGCACAACGAGCTGTTGTCCCCCCTGATCGACATGACCTTCGACCGCATGCAGCGCGCCGGCATGCTGGTCGGCCAGCTCGAGCCGCCGGCCGAGTTGGAAGGCATGGAGCTCAAGGTCGAGTTTGTGTCGGTGCTGGCTCAGGCCCAGCGCGCCGTGTCCGCTGGCGGCGTCGACCGCCTGCTGGGCACCGTCTCCAGCATCGCGGCCGTCAAGCCCGAAGTGCTGGACAAGATCGACTTCGACCAGGTGGTCGACGACTACGGCGAGATGTTCGGCGTCAACCCCGAAATCATCGTGCCCGACGACGTGGTGGCCGAGCGCCGCGCGCAGCGCGCCCAGCAGATGGCCGCGCAGCAGGCCGCCGCCGCCGCGCCCACCGTGGTCGATGCAGCCAAGACCGCCAGCGAGATCGACGTGGACAACATGCGCAACGTCATGGAAGGCCTGCAGGGCTACGGCACTGCGCCGGCCTGAGGGGCGTGCCCCTATCTCGTACCCCAAGCCGAAGAATGCGCCGCATGTTGTTGGACACCGCGCGCGAGTTCTTCGGGTTCCACAAAGAGGAGGCGGACGACGAGCCCGCCCCCACTCCTCCCGAAGCGCTCGACCTGCAGTGGGTCATGTCGGACAAGCGAGGCCGGCGACACGTCTGGCGCCAGCTTGAGCTGGCCGGCGTGTACCGGCTCTCCTACACCGGCGAGGCCCAGGGCACGGCATTCAACGAAGGGCGGCGCAACGATGGGTTGCGGTTGCTCGACGAGATCACCCGGCACTGTCCGGACGAATACCTGTTGATGCTCCAGGAGCAACGCTGATGGATCCTGATACCGCCGCCCCCGCCGCCGCACCTGCTGCCCCCGCTGCAGCACCCGCTGCAGCACCGGCCGCCGAACCCAACACCGCAGCCGCGCCAGCCCCGGCGCCCGCTGCTGGCGAACCGCAGAACGCGGGCGCGCCGGCCGCGGACAGCCAGGGCAAGCAAGGTGACGAAGGCAAGCCCGCCGAACCGACCTATGAGTACCAGATGCCCGAGGGCATGGATCTCGACAAGTCGGCCGCGGACGCGCTGACGGGCCTCGCGAAGGAGCACGGGCTCTCCCCGGAAGTTGCGCAGAAGGTCGCCGACATCGGCGCCCAGATGATGCAGCGCCAGGTCGAGGCCCACGCGAACACGGTGAAGGCGTGGATCGACGAGGTGAAGGCCGACAAGGACATCGGGGGCGACAAGCTCGACGAGTCCCTGGCCACCGCCAAGCGCGCGATCGACTTCATCGCCGACCCGGCGCTCACCGAACTGCTCAACCAGACCGGATACGGGAACAACCCCGTGCTGGTGCGCGCGTTCGTGAAGATGGGCAAGCACCTCGCGCCCGACAAGGTCGAGACCGGCAAAGCGCCGGCGCCCGACCAGCAGGCCGCCCGCATGTACGCCAACTCCAACATGAACCCCTGAAAAGGACGAACACCATGCGTTCCCTCTTTCTGAATCGCACCGTTCAAATGGTGCTCTTCGCCCTGGTCCTCGCCGTGTGCGTGACGACCGGGATCACCACCCCTGCCGAAGCGTCCATGGCCTCTCTGGCCGGCGTGACGCTCGCGGCCACCCACCCCACGCTGCTGGACCTGACCAGCCGCCTCGACAAGGACGGCAACGTCATCCCGGTCATTGAGATGCTGTCGCAGACCAACGAGGTGCTGGATGACGCAGTTTGGATCGAGGCCAACGAGCTGACGGGCCACACCACGAGCGTTCGCACCGGCCTGCCTGAGCCCACCTGGCGCAAGCTGTACGGCGGTGTGCAGCCCTCCAAGAGCACCAGCGTGAAGGTCCGCGAAGGCCTGGGCATGCTGGAGGACTACGCCGAGATCGACAAGGCCCTGGCCGACCTCAACAACAACAGCGCCGCATGGCGTCTGTCCGAAGAACGTGCGTTCATCGAAGGCTTCAACCAGAAGCTGTCGCGCTACATGTTCTACGGCAACGAGGCGACCGAGCCCGAAGCCTTCACCGGCCTGGCCCCGCGCTTTGGCGACCAGTCGGCCGTCAACGGCGAGAACATCCTGACCTCGGCGGCCACGCCCGACGGCAATGACAACGCGTCGATCTGGGTGGTGGTGTGGGGCCCGAACACGGTCCACATGATCTACCCGAAGGGCTCGCAGGCCGGCCTGCAGATCAAGGACAAGGGCCAGGTCACGATCGAAAACGTGGACGGCGCCGGCGGTCGCATGGAGGCCTACCGCACCCACTACAAGTGGGACTGCGGCATGGTCGTGCGCGACTGGCGCTACGTGGTGCGCGTGAATTTCGACCTGGAGGACGTCGTCGCCAACGGCGCCACCGGCCCCGTGCTGCGCGACCTGCTGGCCAAGGCGATGCGCCGCATCCCGAACCTCAACATGGGCCGCCCGGCCATCTACATGAACCGCGACTCGCTCGATGCGTTCGATCTGCAGATGAACCGCGACCCCCTGCTGCAGTTCCGCACGCAGGAGGAGGCGCAAGGCAAGTTCGTCACCCGCTTCCGCGGTGTGCCGATCCGCCGCGTCGATCAGCTCCTGTCCACCGAAGCGGGCATCTGATCGCCCATCACCTGAAAGGAAACGACATCATGCTGATGGACGAACGCACCGAATTCGCGGATGCCACCGCGCTCAACACCGGCGCCGCCGGTTCCTACCTCGTGGGCGATGTCATCGACCTCGACCCCTGCGAGGTCTCGCCCAACGTCGTGCAGGATCTGCAGGGCAGCGAGCTGTTCCTGGTGATCCAGGTGGCGACGCTCCCAACCTCGGGCGGCTCGGCCACTGCCGCGTTCAGCCTGGCGTCCGACGCCCAGGCCGCTATTGCGGTGGACGGCAGCCAGACCGAGCACTTCCGCACCAAGGCCTTCACGATCGCCGAGATGGCGGCCGGAACGATCCTGGCCTGCGTGAAGCTGCCGCGCGGCAGCTACGAGCGCTACCTGGGCATCGTGCAGACCACGGCGGTCGCGGCCTTCACCGGCGGCGCGATCAATGCCTTCCTGACCGCCGACCCGGCGATCTGGAAAGCCTACGCCGACAACGTCTGAGGAGCCGCCCATGTCTGAAGTCAAGCTCAAGGTGGGTGACGAAGTCGAGGTGGTCGCCACCGCAACCGGCTTCCGAAACGGCCGGCTGGTCTACCCGGGCACGAAGTTCAAGGCCACGGTGGTCGAGGGCAAGAAGGGCCCCCGGCTGCCGAAATGGGTCCAGCCCGCCAACCAGCCTCTGAAACCGAAGACCGAGCGCAAGAACGGTGACCTCAAGCCGATCGACGCGCAGGCCGCAGTGAAGCAGAAGGCCGCAGAGCTCAACGGCGAGCAACCACCGGGCGACAACCTCGCCTGATTGCTCTCCGATGTGATCGCCCAGAAAGGCCGCCTTCGTGCGGCCTTTCTTCCAAGGAAAGCCCATGGCCTCCATCGTCGACATCTGCAACACCGCGCTGGCCCACCTGGGCAACGACAACGAGATCTCGTCGATCGACCCGCCCGACGGCAGCGTGGAGGCCGGCCGCTGCAAGCGCTTCTACCCGATCGCGCGCAAGGAGCTGATCGAGCGCTTCGTCTGGCCGTTCGCCTGCAAGCGCCAGACCCTGGCCAGCGTCGCCAACCCCAGCGAGATCTGGACCTACGCCTACCAACTGCCTCCGGACTGCATCCGACCGGTGCGCGTTCTGACCGCCCAGGTCGCCAACGCCCTGCTGTTCGAGCTGTCTCAAGGTCACATCGTCTTCGGGGACATGTTCGACGACAGCAAGAGCGCGCCCTACGAGGTCGAGGACGGCGTGCTGTTCACGCACGAGCCCGAGGCGGTGTTGCTGTACCTGCGCGACGTGGTCGACACCACGCGCTACACACCCACATTCGTCTCGGCCCTGGGCTTCCTGCTGGCTAGCTACCTGGCCGGCCCACTGATCCGCGGCGCCGACGGCGCGCGCGCGGCGCAGAACTACCGCCAGCTCGCGCTCGCCCAGGGCGACACCGCCATGACCATGGCCGCGCGCGGATCGCACGAGCGGCATTTCCCTGTGGCCTCTCACCTGGCGGTGCGATGAGCACGAAGACCCTGTGGCGATCCTTCGCTGGCGGTGAGATCACGCCCGAGCTGTTCGGGCGGTTCGAGCTCACCAAGTTCCAGACCGGGCTGCGCAAAGCCCTGAACTTCATCACCCTGCCGCATGGGCCGTCGGTGCGCCGCCCGGGCACGCGCCACGTGCTGGAGGCGCGCGACAGCAGCAAGAACGTGCGGCTGATCCCGTTTGCCTTCAGCGCCGACCAGACGATCGTGCTCGAGTTCGGGCACCAGTACGTGCGTTTTCACGCGCTGGGCGGCACCGTCCTGGAGGTGGGCCTGCCGATCACCGGCATCACGCAGGCCAGCCCTGGGGTGCTGACCTACACCGGCACCGACCCGGCAAACGGCGACTGGATGTTCCTCTCGGGCATCGGCGGCATGACCGCGCTCAACGGGCGCTACGTGAAGGTGGCTAACGTCAACACAGGCGCCAACACCTTCCAGCTCACGGACCTGGCCGGCAACCCTGTCGACACTTCGGCCCTCCCAGCCTTCACGGCCGGCGGCACCGCGGCGCGGGTCTACACGCTAACCACGCCGTACAACGGCGACGACCTGTTCGACATCCACTTCGCGCAAAACAGCGACGTGCTCACGCTGGTGCACCCGAGCTACCCGGCAAAGCAGCTGGCCCGCCTGGGCGCCACAAACTGGACGCTGACCGACGTGAGCTTCGCGCCGACGCTGTCGGCGCCCACCGGCATTACCGCCACGGCCACTGTCGCCGTGGCCACGAATCTCTCACCTCACGTCTACTCCGTCACCGCAGTGGCTGCCGACGGGGTGACCGAATCTCTCCGCGGCACGGCCGACGGCGACAGCAACAACCTCACGTTGGCCGGAAACTACAACACGATCACGTGGAACGCAGTGGTTGGCGCGAGTCGCTACAACGTCTACAAGCTGCGCGGCGGCTCGTTCGCGTTTATGGGTCAGACCACAAACCTTTCAATCGTCGACGACAACGTTTTGCCAGACACAAGCAAGACCCCGCCCGAGTCTCTGATCACGCTCAACACCGGCGCGAACGACTACCCGAGCGCGGTGACCTACCACGAACAGCGGCGATTTTTCGGGGGGACGAACCTGCGCCCGCAGTCAATCCTCGCCACTCGAAACGGCACGGAATCCAACCTCACCAGCAGCGTGCCCAGCCAGGCCGACGACGGCATGGAGTTCCGGGTGGCCGCGCAGCAGCAAAACCGCATTCGCCACCTGGTGCCGCTGTCCGACCTCATGGCCCTCACCGCGGGCGGCGAGTGGCGCATCTTCGCGGACGGCGAACCTGCGATCACGCCCACGTCGCTGTCGGTCAAGCCCATGGGCTACTCGGGCGCGAACAACGTGCAGCCGGTGGTGACGTCCGGATCCATCCTGTACGTGCAGGCTCAGGGCTCGCGCGTGCGCGAGCTGGCCTACGGCGGCGAGGCGGCCGGCGGCAGCTACCGATCGATCGACATGGCGATCATGGCGCCGCACCTGTTCAATGGCTTCACGATCAAGGACTTGGCATACGCCCGGGCACCTGACCAGATCTGCTGGGCGGTGCGCAACGACGGGACGATGTTGGGCATGACCTACGTGCCGGAACAGCAAGTCTACGGCTGGCACCAGCACACCACGGCGGGCCTGTTCAAGAGCGTGTGCACTGTGGCCGAGGGCAGCGAGGATGCCACCTACGTGGTGGTGGAGCGCACGCTGAGCGGACGCACCGCCAAGTTCATCGAGCGTATGGCTGCGCGCATGTTCACCGAGCAGGCCGACGCCTACTTCGTCGACTGCGGGGGCACCTACGACGGCGCGCCCGCCACGGCGGTGAGCGGGCTCTGGCATCTCGAAGGCGAGGAAGTCAACATCTTGGCCGACGGCGCGGTGGAGCCGGTGCAGACTGTCACCGACGGGCGCATCACGCTGGGCCAGGCGGCCAGCAAGGTCCATGTAGGGCTGCCGTTCACATCGGACCTGCAGACGCTTCCGCTCGCCTTTGAGGGCATGCAGGCCGCTGGCCAGGGCATGCTGCGCAACGTCCAGGCGGTCAGCCTGCGCGTCACGCAAACCTCGCTGTTCAAGGTGGGCACGGAGTTCAACGACGCCAAGCTGGTGCCCAACCGCTCGCGCGCGGTGTCCGACCCCTACGACTCGCCGCCTTCGCTCAAAACCGCAGAGGTCCGGGTGCAGATCCCGGGCAACTGGAGCACCGACGGCAGCGTGTGCGTTCGCCAGGACCAGCCGCTGCCGTGCAGCATCCTGGCCATGACGCTGGAGGTGGCGACCGGTGGTTGAGATCGTGCAACCCACCGCGGCCCACGTGGACGAGCTGGCTGCCAATTTGCGCGCGGCCGACCGATGGGAGCTGATGTGCAGCGGCCACACGGACCACCGCAAAGCCATCGCCGACAGCCTGGGCTACTCGACCCACATGGCGACGGTCCTGATCGACGGGCGGGTCGCGGCCATCTTCGGGCTGGTTCCGCTGTCCCTGGTCACGGGCGTGGCCGCGCCCTGGCTGCTGGGCACCGACCTGGTGACCCAGAACCGGCGTGCCCTTATGCGGGTGGCCCCCGCCTACATTGCCGCCATGGCACGGGCTTACCCCCATCTGATCAACCTGGTGCACGCCGAAAACGAGTTCGCTGTGCGCTGGCTGCGCCGCGCCGGCTTCACCCTGCACGCCCCCGAACCGCACCCCAGTACTGGCCATCCGTTCCACCGCTTCGAGATGAAGGCCTGACCATGTGTGAACCGACCACCCTGGCGATTGCAGGCTTGGCTATTAGCGGGTACGGCGCGTACCAGGGTGCCCAGAGCCAGAAGGCCCAAGCCACCTACAACGCGCAGGTCGCCGACAACAACGCCAAGACCAGCGAGTACGCCGCGCAGGACGCCATCCGCCGCGGCGACGAGGAGGCGGCCGCGATCCGCCGAAACGCGGACATGCTCAAGGGCAGCCAGCGCGCCAGCATGGCGGCGCGAGGCCTGGACCTGGCCGAGGGCACGGCCGCCGAGCTGCAGGACCAGACCGACTTTTTCTCCTTCGCCGACCAGGCCACGGCGCGCAACAACGCGCAGCGGGAGGCCTGGGCGATCCGCAACCAGGGCGCCAACTACCGAAGCGAGGCAGGCATGCAGCGCGCGACGGCGCGCGGAATCAATCCCACGTTGGCTGCTGGCACGTCGTTGCTGGGCGGCGCCGGCCAGGTCGCGGACCGCTGGTACAAGAACCGCTGACGGCCATGGCGACCATCCCAGTCTCCCGAGGCCCACAAGTGCGCACCGCGGCGCTGCAGATGGTGCCGCAGCAGGCCGCTCGCAGCGATGCGGCGTTCGGTGGTGTGCAGGCCCGCCAGATGCAGGATCTGGGGCGCGCAGGTATGCAGGCCGGCGCGGACCTCGACCGAATCCAGGAGCGGCGCGCGCTTGAAAAGGCCTTCGAGGTCGAGAACAAGATCGCCGAGGAGTTCAAGCTCTTCGAGGAACAGACCCTGCCCAACCGCCAGGGCGAGAAGGCCGCCGGCTACAAGGCCGAGGTCGAGGACTGGTGGGCGAAGACCGCGCAGACCTACAGCGAGCAGCTCGACGATCGCGCGAAGAAGGCGGTCAACCGGAGTCTGGTGCGCATGCGCCAGCAGGCCACCGGGCGCGCCGGCTCCTTCGAGGTGGAGCAGGCCGACCGGGTCGGACAAGTCGCCTTCGAAGCCCTGCAGGCGCGCGAGGCCCGCGACGCCGCCGGCTTCGGCATCGCCGGTAACGACGGTGAACTCAACACCTCGATCAAGAAGATCACCGACTCGACGCGCGCATACCTGGTGCGCAAGGGCATGCCGTCGGATGCCATCGACGAGGCGATCCGCACGAACGTGGGCAAGGTGCACGCCGATGTGGTGGTGGGCCTGATGCAGACCGACCCCAAGCGCGCGAAGGAATACTTCGGGCGCGCTGGCGTGGCCGAGAGCTTCACGCGCTCGCAGCGCGCAGAGATCGGCGCCCGGCTGGCGCAATCCGTGGACGCCGAGGAAGGAGCCACCGGCGCGCGCGACGTGTTCCGCTCGGCGATGAAAGACAAGGCCTACCACGACGCTGTGCCCTACGACCAGCTCGACGCCGAGCTGGTGCGCAAGTTCGAGGGCAAGCCCGATGCGCTCAAGGCAGCGCGCCAGGAACTCGACCGCGCCATGTCGCTGTGGAACCGCCGCCAGACCGAGGAGCAGGCCGCCGGCATCCAAGGCGCCTATGACCTGCTCAACAAGGGCAGCAACATGCGCCAGATCCAGGCCTCGCCGGCATGGGCGCGCATGACGCCCCAGCAGCGCGATCAGTTCCAGGAGCAGCAGACGAACCGCTGGCGCGCCGCGCAGGCACACGCCTTGGTTGACCGCGAACGCGCCGAGAAGCTGGAGGAGCTGCGCACCGCCGACGCCGCGCTGGCCTATTCCGACCCGAACACCTTGGCGCGCCTCTCGCGCAGCGAGGTGCAGGCACTGCGGCCCGCGCTGGGCGAGAAGAACTACACCAAGGTGGCCAAGGCCTGGCAGGACTACCAGGGCGACCAGGCGAAGCTCTCGCGCGCCACCTTCGACAACGACATGTTCAACGAAGTGCTGCTGTCCTCGGGCTACGACCCGAAGCCCGCCACCAAGAACAAGGAAGCGGCGGCCGTCGTGATGCGCGCGCGCGATGCCATCGACACGGCCATCGCGTCCGAGCAAAAGACCAAGGGCCGCGAGCTGACCAACCAGGAAAAGCGCACCGTCGCGCAGGGCGTGGTCAGCGCGCGCGTGATGATCGATCGGCCCTGGATGCCCGACCGCGAGGTCGGCCTGATCGAAGCGGACCCGGCCGAGGTGGCCGAGCGCGGCTACATCCTGGTCGGCCCAAACAACAAAACCCAGCTTCGCGTGTCGGACGTGCCCGCGCAGGACTTCGCCGACATGAAGCGCTTCCTGCGTGAGCGCGGCCAGCCTAGTGATGACATCACCGTCATGCGCCGCTGGTTCGAGCACCAGCAACGAAAGGGCAAGTAATGGGCTCCCTGTACGACGAGCTGGCGGCCCAGCCCGCGCCGCAGCCCGGCGCCGCGCAGCCCACTCTCTACGATGACTTGGTCGAGACCGAGCGGCAGGAGCGCGCGGTGCGCGGCTCGTTGACCGCCACAGCCCAGACCACTCCCGAGCGCGCCGCGCAGCTCAACTACTTGGCCCAGGTATCGGGCATGCCGCGCGCGGTGGTGGAGACCGACGAGGGGTCGGCCAAGGCCGTCGCCCAGCTACGCGAGATCTGGGACGCCTCGGCCGACTCTCCCGTGCTGCGCGCGAAGCTCGCGAACCCGCAGTTCACCGAGCTGGCGAAGGACGACGTCGGCGTGCTCTCCCAAATCGAGCGCGGCGTGCAGGCAACGACGCGCTACATCATGGGCGCCGACGGTCGCGGCGGCTTGGCGGGCGACGTCAAGGCAGGTTTTCACCGCAGCAGCGCGGCCACCTCGGGCGCCTTCCGCGCGGTGGCCGAGACGCTGGCCGTGCCCTTCGACTTCCTGGAGCAGTTCACCGCCATCGGCGGCAACCCGCTGCGCCGCCTCGCTGAGGGCTTCGAGAGCATCGCCCAGGGCCAGACCCGGATCGCGGACCGCACCACGAGCGGCGTGTTCGGCGTCTCGGCGGGCGTGCAGTCCGCGGTGCAGAACTCGAAATACCTGCCGCTGGTCGCGGCGGGCCCTGCCGGCGCCGCGGCCGCGCTCACCGGCATGGTGGCGGAATCCTTCGGCTCGTCCTACCAGACCGCGCGCGACCGCGGTGTGTCGCAGGCCGCCTCCCTGATCTATGGCGCGTCCGACGCGGCCATCGAGTACGCCACCGAGCGCATCCCCTTGCAGCGCCTGATCGGCGACATTGCCGTCGACGCGGGGTTCGTGCGCACGCTGGGCCGCCAGATCGCGCTGGAGGTGCCGGGTGAGCAGATCGCCACCGTTCTGCAGGACATGAACGAGTGGGCAGTGCTCAACCCCGAGCGCTCGTTCCGGGACTACCTGGCCGAACGCCCCAGCGCGGCGGCCGAGACGCTGATCGCCACGGTCATCGGCACCGGCGGCAACGTGGCGCTGACCCAGGGGGTGGACCGCGCGTTAAACGGCTACCTGCAGGCCCAGGTCGCGCAGACCGAGGCAGGCCAGCAGGCCCTGGCGGTGCAGCAACTCCTGGAGATGTCGGCGCAGTCGCGGCTGCGCGAGCGTGATCCCGCGCAGTTCCGCGAAGCGGTGGCCGAGATGGCGCGGCAGGCCGGCACCGAGTCGGTGTTCGTCGACGCGGCGGTGCTCAACCAGTTGCCGCCCGAGATCCAGCAACAGCTACCCGGCCTGGCCGAGCAGCTCGCCGACGCCCTGGCCGCTAACAGCACGGTGGAGCTCAAGCTCGCCGACGTGCTTGCGGTGGCACCCGGCAGCGGCGTCGAGCAGACGCTGGTCGACAACATCCGCATGGCGCCCGACGCGCTCACCGCGGCCGAGGCCACCGCGGCGGGGCAAGAAGCGCAGACCCTGCTGCAGCAGGAGGCCACGCGCGTGATCGCTCAGGCCGGCGACGCGGTCCAGGCCCAGGCGGCGGCCGAGCAGGTCAAGGCCGACGTGCTCGGCCAGCTCAACGCGACCGGCCGCTTCGGCGCCGAGGTAAACGACGCCTACGCCACCCTGGTGCGCGACTTCTACACCGTGCTGGGCCAGCGGCTTGGCGTGAGCCCAGCTCAGGCCTACCAGCGCTACCCGCTGCGCGTGGCCGGCCAGGGGCAGGGCACGGCGGCGGTGCTGGAGCAGGAGTCGCCGGAATTCAAGGCGTGGTTTGGCGACAGCAAGGTGGTGGACGCCGACGGGAAGCCCCTGGTCGTGTACCACGGGACAAGGGCAGACTTCGACACATTTTCCCCCGAAGCGACCATGTCGGCGGGTCGTGTCGAATCAGAGTACGGTCGCGCCTTCTACTTCACGACGGACCCGGCAACAGCCGAAAGCTACGGCGAGTCCGCCCGCCAGGACGGTGCGCACCGTGTCCTCCCGGTGTACCTGTCTCTACGCAACCCGTACATCGTCGACCTGACGAAAGTGGCGGTGCGCAGCGTCTACGCTCCGGGGCACGACCCCGAGTTCGTAAACAGGCTCAAGGCGAAGGGGCACGACGGCATCATCGTCGTGGATGAGGACTTTGACGGTAACCTCCCGCGCGGCACCGAGAATCTGCAGGCGTTCGCTTCGGAGGTCGTCGTCTTCGAACCCACGCAGATCAAGAGTGCCATCGGCAACAGCGGCACCTACGATCCGAACGACCCCAACATCCTCAACCAGTCCGCGGACCCCGCTGACGACATCGCCACCACCTTGCTCGAACTCGGGCGCGGCGAAGGCCTTTACCAGCTCCCCCGCTCCCAGGCCACCGATATCGCGCAGATGGCCGCCGAGAAGGATCTGGAGGTCCGCCCGGTCGACCGCAACGCGGCCGACAGCACGGAATGGATGCTCGCCAACACGACGCCGGAAGCCGAGGGCACCGAGTCGTGGGTGGTGAGCACCTCAGACGGCCGCCTGGGCACCATCACCCGCGACGGCAACGAGGTCTACATCAACGTCTCGGCCGTCGGCGAAGGCGGTGGCGGCAGCGCCATCTACGACCTGGTCGCGAACTACGCCCTGAACAACGGGCTGGTTTTCATCGGCGACCCGAACGGGGTGAGCGAGGCGGCGATGCGCCGCCGGCTGGAGAACATGCTCTCCTCGGCCGTGAAGTACGGCACGACGGACCACATCGCACCGCACCCGGATCAGCTTTTGGGCAACACCGTCCAGGGGATCGCTCCCCTGAAATGGACGCCCGGTGATACCCTCGGGAACATCCGCTCCCTGGTGGAGGCCTCGCTCGCTACCACCGAAGCTGCGGCCCCGCTCACCACCTCCGAGGTCCAGTTCGATGTCGACACCCAGCAGTTCCGCCAGCCCGACGGCACTCCTGCCGATGCTGCAGTCGTCCGATCAGTCCTGTCTTTCGAACCCCGAGTTCGAGGAACTGGTGCGCCTGGCCAAACCACTGTACAGCGCGCGGCTCTCTACCGTGCCCTCCTTCAAGGGCCGGATCAACGACGAGCACTTCTGGCAGCAGTTCGTGGGCAGCAGGGTGAACGAGGCGAAGGCCTTGGTCGCACGTTCTATCAGCGCGCAAAAGGCACCTTCGATCCTGCCAAGCTGCTGATCACGCTCAACGACGGCGCCGACCTCTCCACCTTCCTGCATGAGACCGGGCACTTCTTCCTGGAAGTGACCGCCGACTTGGCCGCGGCGCCCGACGCGCCGGCGCAGGTGCAGCAGGACATGGCCGCGCTGCTCAAGTGGTTCGGTGTGCCGGACCTGCAGACCTGGCAGGCCATGAGCCTGGACGAACAGCGCCCTCACCACGAGCGCTTCGCCGAGAGCTTCGAGCAGTACCTGCTGGAGGGCCGCGCACCCAGCCGCGACCTGCGCTCCTTGTTCCGCAAGTTCCGCAGCTTCCTCACCCGCGTCTACCGCTCGCTGCAGTCCTTCACCGAAGGGCGAGACGTCGAACTCTCCGACGATGTGCGCCAGGTCATGGACCGCCTGCTCGCCACCGATGAGCAGATCGCCGAGGCGCAGACGCTGGCCGGCATGGACCGCGACCAGGCGGCCACCGACGAGGCGCTGGAGAAGTTCCAGGCCCGCAGCCTGCGCGACCTGAAATGGGCCGTCAATGCGCGCGCGAAGGTGATCGCCAAGCTCCAGGCCCAGGCCCGCAACCTTCGCAAGGGCATTGAGGCCGAGGTGCGCGCCGAGGTCGAGGAAGTGCCGGTCTACAAGGCCATGCGCTGGCTGCGCGAGGACACCAAGCTCAGCATCGAGGGCCTGGAGTCGCTCTACATGGGCGAAGGCGACCGCTACGCCCTGCTCGACTGGAAGCCACTGGTCGACCGCCGCATGGCGGGCAAAACCGGCGTGCACCCCGACGTGGCCGCCGACATGTTCGGTTTTCCCAGCGGCGACGCTCTGGTTCGTGCCATCCTCGCAGCCGAGCCGCTCAGCGAGGTTGTGCAGGGCCGCACCGACCAGCGCATGCTGGAGCGCCACGGCGACCTGATCGACCAGCGCGCCATCGAGGAGGCCGCGACCGAGGCGATACACAACGAGGCCCGGGCGCGTGCGCTGGCGACTGAGCTGGCCGCCCAGCGAGAGATCGGCGCCAACCGGCGCGAGACCGGCCAGGTCGATGCGCGCGGTCGCGCGCTGACCGTCAACGCCACGCTGGAGGCCGCGCGCCAGTTCGCCGAGAACGTCGCCGGGCGCAAGGCAATCGGCGACCTGAAGTCGGCTGCCTACGCCCATCTGCAGGCCGAGCGCCGCGCAGCCAAGGCGTGGGAGGCGGCCACGGCCAAGGGCGACACCCAGGCCGCAGTGCAGGCGAAACAGGACCAGCTCCTCAACCACGAGATCTACCGCGCCCTGGTCGAAGCCCAGCGCCAGGTGGCCAAGGCCGAGGCGCTGTTCGCCCGCGTGCTCAAGGGCAATCCCGAGCGGCTGGTCGACCGCGGCTATGACCCGGACGTGGTCGCGGCCACGCGCGCGATTCTGGCCGCGTACGGCCTGGCGCCGCGCATCGGCAAGACGGCGGTCGAATACTTGGAGCTGGTCGAGAAGAACGACCCCGACCTCTACGCCGTCCTCAAGCCTTCGGTCGAGGCGACGCTCGCGAATGCCAAGCCCTACGACCGGCTCAGCGTGGACGAGCTGGGCGCACTGGTGGCCGAGGTCGAGGCCATGCAGCAGCTCGCGCGCCGCTCGCGCCAGATGGAGGTCGACGGCAATCTCATGGACCTGCAAGAGGCAGCGGACCAGCTCAAGGCCCGGATGGAGGCCATCGGCGTGCCGCTGCAGATGCCCGGCCAGGACGCCGCCCTCACCCCGAAGCAGGAGCGCACGCGCTGGCTGCAGTTCGCCCGGGCGCTGGGCCGGCGCATGGAGCAGTGGTCCGAAGCCATGGATGGCGGGCGCGGCGCCTTCACCAAGCTGGTCTATGGGCCCGTGAAGGCCGCCGCCGACCGCTACCGCGCCGACCGCGCCAAGTACCGCAAGCAGTACCAGCAGCTGGTCGACCGCATGGCGCCGGCCCTGCGGCCCGGGGAGATCGCGGCACCCGAGCTGGGCTACACCTTCGGCCGCGGCCACAACGGGATCGGCCACGCCGAGTTGCTGCACGCCCTGCTGCACACCGGCAACGAGAGCAACAAGCGCAAGCTGCTGCTCGGCCGTGGTTGGGCCAGCGAGAACGGCGACGGCTCGCTGGACACCTCGCGGTGGGACGCCTTCGTCGCGCGCATGCAGAGCTCGGGCTACCTGGCCAAGGAGCACTACGACTTCGCCCAGGGCGTGTGGGACTTGCTCGAATCGACCAAGCCGCTGGCTCAGAAGGCGCATCGCGACGTGTTCGGCCGCTACTTCGCCGAGGTCACGGCCGACGCCTTCGAGACGCCCTACGGCGCCTACCGCGGCGGGCACGTGCCGGCGCAGGCCGATCCGCGCATCGTCACCGACGCCGGGCTGCGCAAGCTCGCCGAGATGGAAAACGAGAACATGGCGTTCTCCTTCCCCACGACCAGCAAGGGGTTTACGAAGGCACGCACCGACTACAACCGCCCGCTGATCCTGGACCTGCGCACGATCGGCCAGCACCTGGACAAGGTGCTGCTGTTCAGCCACATGGAGCCCGCGGTGCGCGACGTCAACCGCCTGCTGCGCGACCGTGGCGTGAGCGCACGGCTGTCCAAGATCGACCCGGCGGCCTACGAGGGCGCGCTGATCCCTTGGCTGAATCGTTCGGCACGCCAGCAGGTGGAGACGCCCGTGGTCGGCGACGGCCGCATTTCGCGCGTGCTCTCGGTGATGCGCAGCCGCGCCGGCATGTCGCTCATGTTCGCCAACGTGTCCAACACGGCGCAGCAGATCACGGGCTTCGCTCTGGCTGCGGTGAAGGTCAAGCCCTCGAAGCTGCTGCAGGCCACGGCGCAGTACATCGCCAACCCGAAGAAGACGGCCGACTTCGTCGCCGAGCAGTCGATCTTCATGCGCGATCGCATGCGCAACGAGGTGGCAGCGATCAACGACGCAATGGACGACATCCTGCTCAAGCCGTCCACGTACGCGAAAACCCAGACCTGGGCGCAGCGCCACGCCTACTTCCTGCAGGCGGCGGCCGACAACGTCATGTCACCCATCGTATGGGTGGGTGCGTACAACCAGGCGCTGGAAACCGGGCAAACCGAGACCGAAGCAGCCAAAGCGGGCGACGCGGCTGTGCGCCAGACTCAGGGCAGCACGCTCCCCGAGGACGTGAGCCGCATCGAGACCGGCCCGGCAGCCGCGCGCATGTTCACGCAGTTCGTCAGCTACTTCAACATGCTGGCGAACACCAACTCGGCCGAGCTCACGAAGATCGCGCGCGACATCGGCATGAAGAAGGGCGCCGGCAAGGCGCTCTACGTCGTGACCATGGGCCTGCTCGTGCCGATCTGGGTAGCCGAGGCCATCGCCATCGCGTTCCGTGGTGGGCCCGAAGACGAGGACGGCGACGGGTGGCTCGACGACTGGCTGGCCGCGGTGTTCGGCATGGGCACGATCAAGGGCAGTCTGGCCATGGTGCCCTTCGTCGGGCAAGCCGCGAACGCCGGGCTGGCGCGCCTGAACGACAACCCGGCCGACGATCGCATCAGCCTGTCGCCAGCGGTGAGCATCCTCGAAGGTGCCGTTGGCGCGCCTCACTCGGTCTATCAGGCCCTGGCCGAGGACGGCAGCGCGCGTAAGGCGGTGCGTGACCTGGCCAGTGCGATCAGCCTGGCGACCGGTCTGCCCGCGCACGCTGCGGCGCGACCGCTCGGATACCTGGCCGGCATGGCCGACGACCGCGTCGCGCCCACCAGCGGCCTTGACCTCGCCCGAGGCCTCGTCACCGGCGCCGTGAGCCCAGAGAGCCGGCAGTAGGCGTGCCCCTATCTGCGGGTGGCCCTTTGAGAATTTGGCCACTCTCTGGAGCGCCCCTGCATGACCGTCCCCGCCACCCCGCGCCGCGCCGGCCCATACGACGGGACGGGCGCACAGACCGCTTTCGGCTTCAGCTTCAAGGCTTTCGACGAAGCCGATGTGCGAGTGGTCGAGCTTGACGAGCCCACGAACGTCGAGAGCGACGCCGCGCTCAACACCGACTACACCGTCGCGCTCAACCCCGACCAGGAGAGCACGCCCGGCGGCACGGTGAATTATCTCGTCGCCCCTTCGGCCGACAAGAAGATCACCCTGATCGGCAACCTGGATTTCGCGCAGCCGGTGGACCTGCCCGACGGCGGCAACTATCGCGCGCAACAGGTGGAGGATGGGCTGGATCGTCTCGCGATCTGCCTGCAGCAACTCAAGGAAATCACCAACCGCTGTGCTCAGGTGCCGGTGTCTCAGTCAGATGCCGAAGGTCTCATCGACAGCATCAACGTGCTGTCGGCCAACCTCGCGACGCTGCAGACGGTGGTGACGAACATCGCCGACCTAATCACGCTGGCCAACGACATCGATGATGTGGCCCTCGTTGCGACGATAAGTGCCGATGTGCAAGTCGTGGCGGCCATTGCCGTTCAGGTGGTCGCCGTGGCGGCGATCTCGCCCGAGATCGTGGCCGTCGACAGCATCTCGGCGGACGTGCAGACCGTGGCCGCGAACATGGCTTCGATCCTGGCAGCGGTGGCCGATCTACCAGCGCTAGCGGGGAAGGCGAATTCGGGAGCGGTAACGGCCAGTCTGCTCACCATGGCGACTGCACGTTTTCTCGGTCGGGTCACGGCCAGCGTGGGCGCGCTGGAAGAACTGACCGCCGCTCAGGCGCTGACCCTGCTGGGGTTCACAGTGTCCGGCGCAGCGCCCCTGTTCGCCCCACGGGCCTGGGTGAACTTCAACGGATCGGGGACGGTCGCGATCCGCGCAAGTGGCAATGTCAGCTCTATCACCGACAACGGAGTCGGTGCATACCCGTACGGCGCGCTGCGCGTTCGCATCGTTGAAGTAGATGAGGGGGTGCCCTACAACGTGTATCGCGGCAGCGTGCGCTCCTGCGTTGTCGGTGAACTGACCGCCGAACTGACCTGCACGAACGGGTCTGAGGCCCTACAGCGCCTGGGCTTGCGCCTCAACGGAGGGCGGCAGTGCCAGTGGTCGCTGTACAGCCCCGAGTGCGGCGTCGCCGAGGGACCCAACACCCGCACGGGGACCGTCGTCTCAGTCTCTGCAGATGGGCGCACCGTCGAGACCACCCTGAGCGAGGTAGCTGGCTTTTTCAAAGCCGGACGCTTCAAGGCCCGCGGCCAGGCGCGGATGGTCACTGCCTCTACTGGCGGCACGCTGACGCTTTTTTCTGCCGTCCCCGGTCTCGCTCCAGGCGACGCAATCGAAGTCTCTAAGGGCTGCGACCGAACGATGTCGCTCACCACGGGCTGCGGCTCGTTCTCAAACGTCCCCAACTTCAGCGGTTTCGACAAGTTCGTCACGCCGAAGAATGTGTTTTCCGAAGGCGCTGCGTAATGTTCAACATCAACTGGTGGTCCATTGGCCAGTACCTACTTTTCTCGTGGCTCAGCGACCGCTTTCGGCCAAAGCTAAACCGCAATGGCCCTGCGGCCGGCGGCCTAAAAGACTTGTCGTTTCCGACGGTCGACCCGACACGCCCCCACCAGTGGCTCATCGGGCGACGCGTCATCGACAACGCAAACCTTTTTGGGACATGGGATTTCAAAGCCGTTGAGCGCTCGAAAAAGGTCCGCACAAATCTTTTCTCGAAAGAGCGTGTCCCTCTCCCGCCTGTTTATTACGTTTCGTCCGCCATGGTCTTGTGCGGCGGCACCGGCGCACGCCTGAAGCGCGTCTACCTGGGCGACCGCGTTATCTGGACCGGCGACCTGGCAAGCGGAGGGGCCGTGAACGTCAACGTTCAGTGGAATGAGGAAGGGCAGGAGGACTACCCGCGCGGCCTCATCGCGCGCATCGAGTTCCACTCGGGTTCTACCACCCCCAACGCCTACATCCAGGCGAAGCAAGGCGCCGCAAACACGCCGGCCTTCAAGCACCTGACCTACGTCGTCGTACGCGGCCAAGACGGCTCTGCCCAGCCGGGTGCTTGGATTGGCACCAACAGGCATCGCGTACCTCGTGCAGTTGAGCCGCTGGACCGGGTCCTCTTGGACGACCGTGCTCAACACGACTACTGCAGTGGGGGCCACTTCGCAGAGCGTGACCAAACCGACGGACGTTGGGTTGATGCGGCTCATCTTGACGCCCGTGCTGCCTCAGGCCGGGGGGCTCTACGTGCAAGGCACGGCCCAGGCCTGGTACTGGACAGTGTCTTGACACGGGCTCGATAGCTAGACGAGGGGTAACCGAAAGGGAGCCCCTCTATGCAACTCACCCCGAACTTCACCCTTGCCGAACTGCTTCAAAGCGACACCGCTGAGCGTCGCGGCATTCCCAACGTGCCAACCGCACAAGCCTTGCTCGCAATCCAGCGCCAGCTGGCACCCGGCCTGCAACGCATCCGTGACCTGCTTGGCGCCCCCCTGATTGTGAGCAGCGGCTATCGCTCGCCAGCGCTCAACGCAGCGATTGGTGGCAGCCGGAACAGTCAGCACACCCGCGGCGAGGCGGCCGATTTTCGAGCCCCCGGCTACGGCTCACCGCTCGAAATTTGCCGGCTGCTGACTGCACACAAAGAGCGGATTGGCTTCGACCAGCTGATTGAAGAAGGCACCTGGGTTCACGTCTCTTTTGTAGCCACGCGGCCTCGCGGACAGGTGCTCACAGCGCACTTCGTGAACGGTCGTGCCCGCTACACCGAGGGACTCAAACAGGCTTGAAAGTGCGGAGAGGTTCAGGCATGCCCTGTTTAGTGAGGGTTAACAGGCCACGGGGGCGCGCAAGCCCAGGCGGGGCGCGACTTCCAAGATGTTTCTTTATCGATGGCGGTTCGAAGCCACCTACTCCCGACGCGAAGCGCCTCTCGATAAAAGCGTTCGCTACACGAGGTATCCATCAACCCACGGAGCATCTCATGAGCACGCACACGACCACTTCCCCAATCAAGCGCAGCTACAAGCGCATCTCTGTGCGCCGCAAAGACGCAACCGGCTACACATCGGTGAGCATGTCCCCTCGCGAATGGGAGCAAGCGCTGGGGTACACAGGCGGTCACGAGCGTCGCGCGACTGACGCTGTGCGCCACATCGCAAAGCACCTCGACGCTGCCGATGTCCTTCCGGGCGACTTCTCGCTCGTGGTTCGACGCAAGGCCCTGGCTCGCTTGCGTGGCCAGGTACGAAACGCCTCTGCTCAGCTTGCTGCCGAGAACAACGACGCCTGGGGTGCTCAGTGA